TGAGTTTAAAGTTGTGTTTTTAGATGAAGCACAAGATTGTAGTGGTATGCAATGGAAACTATTTAATAAAATAGAAGAACGATCTGAATACCGAATTGTTACAGGAGATGACGATCAAGGTATATATAAATGGAATGGCGCTGATGTTGACACCTTTATAAATTTAAAGGGTAAAAGAAGAATATTAAAACAATCACATAGGGTGCCAAAAAAACCTTTTAAAGTTGCAGACAGAATTATTAAAAAAGTTACAAACAGAGTTGATAAAGAATATTACCCAAAAGAAGAAGATGGATCTGTAAAATATTGTCAAAGTTTACACGAGATAGATTTTACAGAGGGTAGATGGTTGGTGTTAGCAACAGCAAACTACATGTTAAATAACATTGGTGATGTATTAGATGAAAAAGGATTGTATTGGCAAAGAAGAAACGCAACACCAAGAGTTAAAAATATATACGAGATAATTCAAAACTGGGATAAATTAAGAACAGGTGTGCCTATGCACTACAATGATTGTAAAAAAATATTTCATAAAATGAATAAAAATTGGGATAAGAAATTATTTAAAGGCATGGCAAAAGATAAGTTTTATGACATAGATACTTTAAAAAATAATTACGGTTTAAAAACAGAGGCAGATTGGCAAGAGGCTTTAGATGAATTAGGAAATTCTGACATAAGAAAAATAATAAAATTAACTGAGGCAGGTGAGGATTTATCTAAAAATCCAAGAATAAGTATTTCTACGATACATGGAGTAAAAGGTAATGAAAGAGAAAACGTAGTGGTGCACACAGATTTGTCAGGAAAAGCGTATGAAGATTATTTAGAAAATCCTGATGACACACATAGATTATTTTATGTTGGATGCACTAGAACAGAAAAAAATTTATTTATAATGGAACCAAAAGGGGGTAAAGCATATGACATCTAAAGATTTATTTAAAGGAACAACATACAGTTCGTTAGAAGAACAGATAGGGGGAAAACATTATCGCAATATGAAGATTCAGCCTGCAGAGTTTATTAACGAAAATAAACTCTTGTTTGCTGAAGGAAATGCTATAAAGTATATTTGCAGGCATTCTGTAAAAGGAAAGGAACAAGACATAAGAAAAGCAATACATTATTTAGAAATGATATTAGAGAGGGACTATTCGTGAAACAAATTTTTAAACCGCAAACCGAGTGGATACCACCACAAAATTTTCCTGATTTATCTAATTACGATGAGATAGCAATTGACCTGGAGACAAAAGATCCTGATTTAAAAACTGTTGGTTCTGGTTCTGTTGTGGGCAGAAGCAAGATAGTCGGTATAGCTGTTGCTGTTGAGGGTTGGTCTGGATACTACCCAATAGCACATGAGGGTGGTGGTAACATGGACTTTAGAATGGTTCTAAAGTGGTTTCAAGATGTATTAAGTACAGACGCTATTAAGATATTTCACAACGCCATGTATGATGTGTGTTTTATTAAAGCTGCAGGTCTTAAAATTAACGGCACCATTGTAGATACCATGATTGCTGGCTCTCTCGTAGACGAGAATCGCTTTCGATACGATTTAGGTAGTATGGGTCGGGATTATGTTGGAATAGGCAAAAGCGAGACTGTTTTGAAAGAAACTGCAAACCTATGGGGTGTAGACGCTAAGTCAGAGATGTACAAACTACCTGCAATGTATGTGGGTGAATATGCAGAACAAGATGCTCAATTAACTTTTAAGCTATGGCAAGAAATGAAAAAACAAATGTTGTCAGAAGACGTTGAGGATATATTTAAATTAGAGACCGAACTTTTTCCTTGCCTTGTCGATATGCGTTTTTTAGGAGTACGAGTAGATGTTGAAGCAGCGAATCAATTAAAACAAACATTACTAGCAGAAGAAAAAGAATGCTTACAAAAAATAAAAAAACAAACATCAGTAGATATCCAAATATGGGCTGCTCGATCGATTGCTCAAGTTTTTGAAAAACTTCACCTACCTTTTGACCGAACTGAAAAAACAAATTCTCCATCATTTACCAAGAACTTTCTGCAGAATCATCCGCATCCATTGGTTAAATTGATAGCTCGTGCTAGAGAAATAAATAAATCTCATACTACGTTTATAGATACCATACTAAAGCACCAACATAAAGGTAGAATACACGCAGAAATAAATCAAATTAGATCAGACAGTGGGGGCACTGTGACTGGTAGATTTAGTTATAACAATCCAAACTTACAGCAGATACCAGCACGGAACAAGGAACTTGGACCACGGATCAGAAGTTTATTTATACCAGAGGAGGGTTGTCAGTGGGGTTGTTTTGATTATTCACAGCAAGAGCCACGTCTTGTTACACACTATGCATGTCTTGATGGACTCTATGGTGTTGACGAAGTATTAGATGCATACAATGAGGGTGAAGCAGACTTTCACCAGATTGTAGCCGACATGGCAAATATACCAAGATCACAAGCAAAAACAATTAATCTTGGTTTATTTTATGGTATGGGTAAAAATAAATTACAGGCAGAACTAGGTGTATCAAAAGAAGATGCCAATGATTTGTTTAGAACGTATCACGACAAAGTTCCATTTGTAAAAATGTTAATGGATAGTGTCATGCGTAGAGCCCAGGACAAAGGTCGTGTTAGGACTTTACTTGGTCGTAGATGCAGATTTAATTTGTGGGAGCCTAATCAGTTTGGGATACATAAAGCGTTGAATCATGAAGATGCACTCGCGGAACACGGACCAGGGATTAAACGTGCATACACTTACAAAGCATTAAACAAACTAATACAAGGATCAGCAGCTGACATGACAAAGAAAGCTATGGTTGATTTGTATAAAGAAGGTATCGTACCGCATATACAAGTTCATGATGAACTTGATATATCTGTAAATAACAATGAGGATAAAATAAAAAAGATTATGGAATCTGCTGTTGACTTAGAAGTACCAAACAGAGTAGACTACGAATCTGGTCCTAATTGGGGCCAAATAAAATGATAAATTATGGCTTACTTAAATGCAAACATACCTGTAACGTATGCTCAAATAAGAAGAGAGTATTTATATGATCTTAAAGCTCATCATGGCGAAGTTGAAGACTGTGTGGTTTTCGGAATTAGTGCGATCACTGGTCGTCCGATTCTGTTCCACGCAATTATGGAAAATGGTGCGGTCTTCTACCGTTTACCAATCTCTGCTTTCATACAAAGAGGCTTTGATCCGAAAGAAGTTCCTCAACGTAGGTTGGATGAGTTGGAGTTATGGAATTGTTTTAGTTATTATCCTGCTGTTACTTCTTGGGACATCTTAGATGGACAATCCGGTAAGTATATTGGCAAAGATAAAAAATGGCATCATGGAGCCTATCTTTTTACAGTTGACTTTGCACATCCAGAGTCTAATATAGTCGACACTGATCATTCAGAGATCCCGCACGAACACAAGTGCGCACACATACTTGCACTAGATGATGGCAATTATGCTGCTCAGCCTAACAATAGATTAATATGGGATATACCTTCCTTTACCGTAAAGGATGAAATCCCAGATTGGAAAGTACAAACTTCAGAGTGGAACGTAGAAGACACTCGTAAGTGGAGAACAGAAGATACTGATAACTTCTTCTACGAGATTGAGGAAAAGAAAAATGATTAAAAAAATTAAAGATAAAATTAAAAGCATATGGGATAAAATTGTTGCATGGCTTTTTAGTTGGCAAAAATAATGAATTTAGTAGATCTGTTGAAGAAAAACATTGTAATGGTTCCTGTTGTAGCGTCAGTGCTAGTCGGAACATTTACAGGTGTTAAATACATCGTTAATTTAACAGACACTATCAACGCCAATCAAGCAGAAATACATCAATTAAAGACTATGGATATGGAAAATATCCGTAGAGATCTTGGGAATGTAAGCACAAATTTAAATATGGTTTTACAGAAATTAGAAAGAGCGGAAGGAACTTGGGAAATGGCTGAGAACTTATATGAGGTTCTAGCAGATAAAGTAAGACAAATGGAATATGATATCAAGGACCTTAACCGTGAAATTAATTATTAGTATATGTTTTTTGTTTTTACTAAGCGCATCTACAGTAGAGGCAAGAAACGAATATCTTAACAACTACGAAAGCAGATGTGGAGAAGTAGACGTTAGAATAGAAACAGAAGATAGAGGCACAAACTATGCCTATTCTGATAGTGATTATGATTCTAATAATCATAGGCTAAGTTTAACATACAGAAAATATTTAGGTTCAGACTGTAAAACTACAAAAGAAAATTTACTATTAAGACAACAACTAGAATTGATGAAAATGTGTAATAAAGTAAACAGAAATCCTAGTCTTGCCTATAATAATAATTTTGATCTATTAGTGTCAAAATGTAGGGGTGTTGTTCCACAAATAGATGAAACAGAAACTATGCCTACAGGCAGTCTTTGGGAAGATCTTAAAGAAGACTATTTAGATGATAATCCAGGGGCTAAAACACTAGATAATACTAAGTTGAAAATACCTCCAAAAGACTATAAACTACCTTTACCAAAAAATGACTAAACCATTAAAAATATCAGAACAAGCAGCTGTGCAGATGCCTATGAAGACGGTCGCCTCGTTGATTATG